AGCGTTGTAACGATCTTGGACGGTTCGACTTCGCATATAATCTTGCCGAATGCTGTTGGCGGGGGCATTGGCGTTTACAACATTGAAGTAAATGCGGCGTCCAAAACCGGCGCATGGAAAGTCACGACTGGCGCTGGCGTTGAAGTTCTGGCCATGGGTATCTTCAGTGCGTAAGGCGGGTCTTTACGCAGCTATTTTGGCGAAGCAGGAACGGATCAAAGCCGGGTCGGGCGAGAAGATGCGTAAGCCGGGTGATCCTGGTGCGCCGACTGCCAAGGCGTTCAAAGAGTCTGCCAAGACTGCCAAAGACGTTAAGAAGGACAAAAAATAACATGGAATCTGACGCTAAAAAATTAGCCGACGTTCTTAAAGCCATTGTTTTGCAGAACAACATTCAAGCACGCTTAGATGTTGGAAGTGATAGTGGTAAGGCTTCAGAAATGTACATGAACAAATCCGTCAGCGCGGATGTTCCGCTTTATCAAACAGAAAATGACGATTTAACATTAAGCCCCCGCGTTGATTTTCCGTCTTACGGCGGGCGCTCATTTAAACCTAACTATGGCGTCCGCCTTGGTTACAAAGCAAACTGGTAAGGAATACCCTATGCCCATCGACCCGCAGAGAATGGCCGCGATTTTGCAGCGTATCCAGCCCGCCAATCAGGGCGGTGCGCCTATGCCCGCGCCTGGCGGCGCTCAGATGGGCGGCCCGCCGATGCCCCCGCCTGACATGGCTCCGATGGGCGCTCCGCAGGGCGTCCCCATGCAGATCAACGGCACAATGACGCCGCAGCCAATGGGCGGCCCGCCTCCTGGCATGGCTCCGCGTCCCATGATGCCGCCCGGTGGGATGCCGCCGCGTTAAGGAATTAGGTCATGGTTGATAATACAGAAAGATTATCCCAAATCATGCAGCGCATGCAGGTGTCCAATCAAAGGACATTGGGCAATCGTTTCGGTGGCGGGTACAGCGGTGCATCCAGCGCAACTGCGCCAACGCCGCCGTCTGAGCAGATAGATTTTTCAAGAAATACGCTTTCACCGCCATCAATGGCAGAGCCTGACGATACTGGGCCAGGGCAGCAAATGCCGTCTGTTATTCAGCCGCCTGCTTCCGGCAATGTTGGTATGCCGTCTGGCGGCAATGCGTATTCCGGCAACCAGCCGGGCGTATCGCCATCTACGCGCGATCTGTATTCATTGCCTGATTATAGCGGCGGGATGCGCGGAGGCATGGGCGGCGATGACCGTCTTGACAGGCTTTTGAAGATGCTTTCCAGCTACATGGGATCGCAGAATGGACAGCCTAGCCCCGCGCCACCGCCTGCGGCAGCCCAAGAAGGCATAGGGTACGTACCCGTCATTGGAGTAGGCACCCCAGGGCAGGCCACGCCTGATATGCAGAGCGCTGTTGGTTCAAATGGTTTAGATTTTGGTATGACAAACGATCCTGCTGAACAAGCTAGAAGGCAAGCACAACAGAGAATGGATTTTCAAGCGGCTAATCCGGGGCAATCTATGGATAATGCTCTTAAAGGATTAACCCCCGGCGGTTTAACTGCTGCCACCATGAAATATACACCTGAAGATTATAAAAGAGACGAAGCGCTTCGCGCTTCTGGATTACTCAACAATTTTGGATATTAATAATATGGCATTGGAAAAAGTCGATTCGACTGTCCAGAGACTTCTTAGCAATATTCATACTTACAACAATGAATATAAGAAGTGGGAAGCGCGTACTACGAAGATCATTCGCCGTTACCGCGATGACCAGGGTACTAGCTCCGGCATGAACGAAGCCGCGCGGTTCAACATCCTGTGGTCCAACGTCAGCACGTTAGTTCCGGCTGTGTATGCCAAGCTGCCCAAGGCCGATGTCTCACGGCGTTTCGGCGATAACGATCCCGTGGGCCGTGTTGCGTCTTTGCTGATCGAACGCGCCCTTGATTATGAGATTGAGCATTACCCTGATTTTCGTTCGTCTATGCGTCATGCTGTAGAAGATCGTTTTCTTGGCGGGCGCGGCGTGTCGTGGGTGCGCTATGACCCGCATATCAAGCAGCAGGACGTTCCCGAAGATGGCTACCAAATCACCGAAGACATTGAAGAAGGCGAAAGCAGCGAAACGGAAGGCGACATCCTCAACCAAACAGCCGGAAACGATGGTCCCCCTGAAGAGATTGATTATGAGTGCGCCCCCACCGATTACGTTCATTGGAAGGATTTCGGCCATTCTTGCGCGCGTACTTGGGAAGAAGTAACCCAAGTCTGGCGCTGGGTGTATATGTCCAAGGATGCCGTAGCGGAACGCTTTGGCAAGAAGGTTGCCAAGAAGATTTCGTTTAACAGCAGCCCAGACAGCCTGACGAAGTACGGCCAATCGTCTAAGAACAACGACAAGGCCAAGATTTGCGAACTGTGGGACAAGGAAACCGCTAAGGTTTACTGGCTCATGGATGACTATGTTGAACTGCTGGACGAGCGCAACGACCCGCTAGACTTGGAAGGCTTCTTCCCCTGCCCCAAGCCGCTGTACGCGACCACGACTAGCGATAGCCTCATCCCAGTGCCTGACTTCATCCTGTATCAAGATCAGGCCAACGAACTCGATATCCTGACTGACCGCATTGACGGCCTAGTCAAATCCCTGCGCGTCCGTGGTGTGTATGATGCTTCGCAGCCAGCACTACAGCGTTTATTGACGGAAGGGGACAACAATACGTTGATCCCCGTCGATAAATGGATGGCCTTCAGCGAGAAGGGTGGCCTGAAGGGTTCTATCGACCTTCTGCCCATCGAGACGTTGGCCTCCGCGCTCATTAATTGTTATCAGGCACAGGCCAACATTAAGGGGCAGATTTATGAAATCACGGGTATTTCAGACATTCTGCGCGGCGCTGGCGCGGCTTCTGAATCGGCCACGGCCCAGCAGCTTAAAGGGCAATATGCAGGGCTGCGACTGCGCGCTATGCAGGAAAGCGTTGCTTTATTCGCAAGCGAATTACTGAGGCTTAAGGCGCAGATTATCTGCACCAAGTTCCAACCTGAAACTATCCTGCGTCTAGCTGCGGCTGACCAAATGTCTCCTGCTGATAAGCAGATGATCCCGCAAGCCTTGCAACTGATGCAGGATAGTCCCCTTCGTTCGTTCCGCATCCAGGTTGCCGCTGACAGTCTGGTCCAGCTTGACGAGAACCAGAACAAACAAGATCGCATGGAGTTCATGAACGCGTTCAGCAACTTCCTGCGGGAAGCTGTACCGGCTGGTCAGGCATCGCCTGAGATGGTGCCGATGCTGATGGACATGATGAAGTTTGGCCTTGGTGGGTTTAAGCAGGGCGCTATCATGGAAGGGTCGATTGACGCGGCTTTGCAGCAGATGATCGCGTCTAATGCCCAGAAGGCCCAGAACCCGCAGCCCAATCCTGAGATGCTCAAGGCCCAGGCGGCTGAGAAGACTGCCCAAATGAAGGTTCAGGCTGATGTGCAGTCCCAACAGGCCCGCGCCCAGGCTGATATGCAGATTGAGCAGATGAAGATGCAGATGGAGGCGCAGCTAGAGACGCAGCGCCAGCAGCACGATGCCCAGCTCAAGATGCAGGAACTTGCTGCCAAGGAGCAGTACGAACGCTGGAAGACGGAACTGGACGCTGCCACAAAGATCATGGTTGCCCGCATTGGTGCCAACCCAGGCATGGACATACCAATGATCGAGGCTCAACAGGCGGCGGCTGACACCATCACCAAGGAACTTGGCGATAACGTCCGCATGGCCATGGACCAGATGACCAACGCCCAGAACAACATGGCGAATATGCACAGCGAGTCCATGCAGCGGCTGCACGATGTCATACGGGCTGCCAGTGCGCCCAAGCGTATCGTTCGCGGCCCTGACGGCAGGGCGGTTGGCGTTGAGCCTGTCCCAGTTGCTCCGCAGGGGATGATCCAGTGATTACGACGACCAAAGGCAACATGGACGAAGCGTTGCTCGACAAGCGCGAAGGCCAGTTTGAGGACGACAATGAATCAACTACTTGGGTTGAATACTGGGATGGCGATGAAATGGTCCACCGCTCGGTCCATGTCCATCTGAAGAAACCCATGATTTCCGTAACTGAAATTGGAGGCTTTTCGTGAGCAACACTCAAGCAATGTGTACGTCCTTCAAGGGCGAGATTCTTTCTGGCATTCACGCCCTTGGTACGACTGTCATTCGGGCTGGCACG